CTGTTCAGGCTGTTCAGGCTGTTCAGGCTGTTCAGGCTGTTCAGGCTGTTCAGGCTGTTCAGGCTGTTCAGGCTGTTCAGGAGGAGAACTTTTCACCTTGCCGGAATCAACTTCAACAGCCAGATGCATTTTCACCAGCACTTCGCCGATTTCTTTCTTCACCACGCGGGTTTCGCCCTGGGAAACCGTGCCCAGGTGATAATGCGAGAACATACGGAGAGCTTTAATTTTCATACATTAAACGCGGCCATTACTGACCGCGCCCTTCTGTTATTCGCCGGAGGAAACCGCAACATCGCCAGTGACGATAGCTGCAGGACGGTAGTGCGCCAGCGCCAGGCGCTCTTCGCATAGAATGGTCAGCATGTTTTTAACGAAGTTGTCGCGATCCTGGTTACTGATCTCGATAGTGGCATCCATGCGGTCCCACACCTGAGATGCCAGGCCAAACGCGCCCACGGTGAATTTACCTGCCGTCTGCGCCGTGGTTGACACCACCGGCAGACCCCAGAGCACTTTGGAGGCAAACGCCTGTGGGCCGCCCATGATGTAATTGCCATTGGCGTCTTTCAGCAGCGCGATGCGGTGCCAGTCCGCCGGGTTGAGAATGATGCCATCGGCTTCAAACTCACTCAGCGACACCTGGTAAATGGCATGCGCCAGAACATCGGCACCGGTATCTCCGGTCGCGTTGAGTGCGGTTTCGTAGTCGGTCGCCACCACGTTCAGCCCCTGCAGGTTGTCGCCAGTGCCATCACCATTCAGCATCTGGTTCTCTTCCACCAGCGCCAGGCCATACATCATGCGGGAGTTGATGTAGGACTGCAGCGCCGGGGCATCGTCCATGATCTGGCGCGATGCCTGGATCCAGTGGGCGATGGTTTTCACGTTCGCCGTTTCTTTGGTGAAGGTGATGTTACTTTCAGGCTTGAGGGTGCCTTCCGCCACTGGCGCCGCGGCGTTGGTGAATACATTTTCACGCACATATTCCAGCGCGTTACTGGTGATGCGCCCCTGTGCCAGCAGGTCGCGGACGGTCAGGCGGCGCAGACCTGGCATCAGGATACCCGGCTGCTGCTGTGGCAGAACCAGTGCGCCAGCGGAGTTCGCGCCAGAGCCGATCGCTTTGTCGAAGCTGGTCACTTTTGCTTTGGTGCGGGAACCGTCCCAGCCCTTCATCAGGTCTTCGGACACGCGCTCTGCAAAGGACTTCTTGGCGGTCTGTTCAGGCGAGTTGCCAGCCAGCTTCTGCTCAAGATCGAACAGGCGGGTACCGGTGGTTTTCAGTTCATCCTGGGCTTTGGCCAGATCGGTCTGCAGCTGCTTGTTGATTTCGCCGTTCTGGGTGATGGATTTACGCTGTTCCTCGATAAGCTCCTTCACTTCTTTCTGGGAGTTCTCGATCGCTTTTTCCAGGGTTGCTAATTCAGACATGTTTTGCTCCGTTAAGGATTCCGCAGGTTAGCGGCAAAGGAAGTTATGCGCTGTGCCAGCGCGTCAATGTCGCCGCCGCCGAACTCGCTTCGGCCTGCGGACTTCACGCGGGCGATAAACGCCTGCGCTTCAGCGCGCGTAAGGCCGACTGAATCCCTCAGCCAGGCCTCCGCGTCACGAATGGTTTTAATGCCGTCGATGCTCTTCATGGCGGTTACGCCCGCCAGTTCGTTGGCCGGGAAAGTGCAGACACTGATTTCCCGCAGGTAAGAAATATTTTTGAAGATGAGGCCGGACGTGCCGACGGTGTAATCATCCGGACCGACTGAAAAACCCACCGACATACCTTCAACGGTGCCATGCTGCATGGCGGCTTTCAGGTCCTCGGCCAGGCTTAGCCCGGGAGTGAGTTGTCCCCGAACAAAAAGCCCCTTCTCGTCTTCGTGCATGGCATCCCACTTGCCGACAGGAATGGCCCGCGTCTGGTGGTTAAAGAACATCGCCACCTTGCGGCTCTGGTTAGCCACCACACCAGCGAAAGCGCCGGGCAAAATAATGTCGCCATCGGCATCGGTGTTATTGAAAACCGAGGCATACCCTTCAAACGTTCCCTTGCTGCCGTCGCCGGTGAACTTGATTTCGGTCTGATCGAACGCCAGCGTCTTGTGAATATCAGGCATCGTGGCCCCCATAAAAATTAAGCCCCGTCATTGCGGGGCTCTTTGTGTGTTCCGAGGTCGGTAATGGGTACGTTCTGCGACTGGCGCGTCGCCACATCACCGCCAGGCAAAGGCGGTAGATTATCCAGTCGCCGCACTTCGTTAACGGTCCGGATCCCTGTGTTAACCATGGTTTGCATGAAGGTAGCGCGACTCGCTGAGTCACCACGAAGCAGGCCATCAAGGTTATGCTCGGCGTGCAGCCTTCCCTGATCGGATTCTTTTACCAGCCAGCGCTCTATGCTGTACTCCCAGCGATCGAGATAGGGCTTCAGGGTGTACTGGAGAAAGCCGAGGTTCTGCTGTTCAATGCCGCTGCCCCATGAAGTAGTTTTTTCAACATCACCAACCAGGTGCGGCGGAACACCATAAAAGCGCGCCAGCTCTGCCACCTGAAACTTACGGGCCTCAAGCATCTGTGCGTCCTGCGGCGAGATGCCGATAGGCTGCGTGGTGAACCCGCTCTCCAGGATCCAGAGGCGTTTTCTCACCGGCCCCCCGGCAATCTCCTTAAAGTTTTCCTCCAGCTGCCCGCGCTGCTCTTTAGTCAGCATCTTACCGTCAGTCATCAGGATCTGCGGAGACTTCGCGCCGTTGGCGAAAAACTCCCGCTGGTTATCTTCCATAGCAATCGCCACGCCCGCAGATTTGGCGCTGAACGCCAGCGGCGACAACCCGACCAGCCCGTTAAAGCCGAAGCCTTTCAGGTGGAAGATCTCTTTTTGTTTAAAGTCCACATACTCGCTGTCGCGCCGGTACCGGTAGATGACATTCTTTCCATCAAGCCGGACATCCATATTCGCGCTCATCAGCGGAAGCAGGCTGATGACATCGCCGACACTGTTTCGCTCCAAATGCGCGTAGGCATTGCCGTAAGCGCAGAGCTGCATTGTCATCGCTTCGCGAAACTCCAGCGCGGTCATGAAGTTGTTGGGCCGGAAGCGAAGAAGCTTCGCCAGCGGGTTCTGGTTGTCGACTTTCTTTCGCTGATTATCGACGGTTTCAAAAACATCCATCGGTAACGAGGCTGTTACGGTGGAGATGAGCCGGATGCAGGCCCATACGGTGCTGATCGACATATTGCGTTCATCGCTCACCACCGATTCCCCGACGGTGCCGTAAGCTGATGTGCCCGCCATCTGCGAGCCATTATCCGGTGAGACCAGCCGGCCACCGGTCAGAATAGAGGCCATGCGCGCCCAGAATGGCGATCGCGTTCGCAGGTCAATGCTGTAATCGGTATCTGCCATTTTTAAACGCTCAAAAAGTTGTAAATGAAATCGTTAACGTCGCCCGGATCTTCCACCTCATCACTGGTCTGTGCCCCGATAGACATCGCCAGCGCCACCATGCCGTCGATACGGCCACTGGATTTGCCTTTCACAAACTTTCGGTTACCGGCGGGGTCGGTGATGACCGTGGCGTTTTTGGCGCACATTTCGAGGATGGGATGGTTGCCGTGCTTTAGCTGCGCGCCGAGCAGTTTGGCTTCCAGCTCCCTGAGCGCAGGCGACATGGAGACAAAGCCCTGGCCGAATTCCACGAACCGCTCGAGCTCCGCCTCAGTGAAACCGGCGTCGATGAGATGCGGACGAAGGAAGCGCATGTTGTAGCGGTCGAACGCCAGCGCCCGGACGTTACAGATATCGAAAACGCGCCGCAGTTCCCGGGCAATAAAGGCGTACTCAATGGCTTTGCCCGGCGTCGTGTTCAGCCAGCCCTGCCTCGCCCAGATGTCATAAGGCACGCGATCGTTACGCGCCTTGTCCGCCAGCCCTTCTTCAGGTAGCCAGAACTTACAGTGCACATCGCCCTGCGTTGTGTTGAGCACCAGCGCGGTCAGGTCCGACACGCTGGAAAGGTCCAGCCCGCCCCAGACGGTAGCGCCCGCCAGTTCGCCAGGTTCCTCTTTGTTCATGTGCCAGACGGTCTGGCTGACGAACGGGCTTTTAGCCTCGACGCGACGGTTAAGCACCAGGTTCTCAAACTCAGCCTGGCGCGACGGCAGGCGCTTGGCGCTGGCGGCCATATCCAGCACTTCTTTCTGGTTCATGAACACATCGAAGGCCGGGTTTGCCAGCCGGATGGCTTCGACAGAGAAAGGATCGATATCTTCCGGCGCGGTCTGCAGCCGTACCACCGTTCGCGGATCGGCACCGGTCAGGCCATCATCAATCAGCAGGCTGAGCAGGTCGCTCGCATCGGGTGCCTGGGTGCTGATGATTACCGAGATAGGGTTATCCTGAGCCGCGGTCGCGGTTTCCAGAGCTTCATAAAGCGGGTCACGCGGCCCGCGCACCTGGCCCAGCTCATCATGGGCGACAAATCGCGGCGAGAAACCGTAGGCCGTGGTGGCCTCTGCACTCAGTGCACGGTAATAAGAGCCCAGCTCAGGGCAGTGAATTTCTTTCGCCGAATCCTTGATCGCCACATACTGCATAAGCACCGGGTTCATCCGGCACATTTTGGAGGCCAGGTTAAACAGAATGGCCGCCTGGTCACGCGAGCGCGCGGCAGAATACAGCTGCGAGTTCGGCGCCGCCTCCGGCCCCACCAGGTAGAGCAGCATCAGCATGGCGGTTTCAACAGTTTTGGCGTTTTTGCGCCCGCGGCTGATGATTGCGCGACGGGTGCCATGCTTGTTGTCAAAGATAGCCCTGAAGTCGTCCTTCATGAACTCAGCCATTTTCAGGGGCTGGCCGACGAACTTACCTTCAGGAATAACGATATTTCTTTCGCACCAGAGGATATTCCTCTCGGCTCTTGTCAGAGTTTTTTTAGCCATCAAAGAGCCTTATTCAATTTCCCAGGGTTTTCTCTCCCGTGGCAGATTGTTATTTGCGCGGCCAACAGTTTTAGGATCGGCGGTCGCCTGGCGGGTGATTCGAAGACGTGTCGCCAGAGAGGACGCAGAGCGCACTTCACGCTCGCGCATCGTGAGCAATTTGTCGTAACGCTTCAGGCCATCATCACGGGCCAGCCACTCCAGCTCGAACTCTTCGATCTGGGTGGTTAACAGTCGCGCCTGCACCACATGCCGGCAGTACATTTCCAGCATGTCGCGGTGCGTTTCGGTAAATGAGCTGGCCGGGTTGTCATTGACCAGCCGGACCCAGACGTTTATCTCCGGATCGCTGAGGTGTAACGACGGCTGAAGCCTGCTTTCAGCCAGAGCCGGAAGCGAGACAGCCGACGTTGCGGCAAGAGATTTTCTGCCTCGCTGTGCCATCGCATTTTTCCTTTTTTTCTGGACGTTTTTAAAAATGAAACTGGGAGCGCGGTCTTTAAAATTTTGCTGCCAGACTTTTTCCCCTCCCCCCAGCCCTCACACCCAACAAATGGTAATGTTTCTCATTTCTCTATGACCCGTAGGTTTTCGGGGTAAGGGCGGGCGGGCGTCAGCCTTTCGCCAATGCCTAGCGGGAAAGTCAGGCTGACCGTCGGCAGTGTCTCGCCAACCTCATGACTGAAGGTGATCGCGGTGACGGTTTTAAAGCTCACGCCATCAATGCTCAGCTCCACCAGCATACCATCGCGGTATTCAATCTTTAGGTCCTGCATTGCGTACTCCTTTTACCAGATAACCCGGCCATCACTGTCGAACTCGATTACCGTGCCGCCCCTCTCCATGCGCTGCTTCACTGAGTCGTGGCAGCGCTTGCAAAGTGACTGAAGGTTGTCCGGGTCGTGAAAGAGTGTCTCATCGCCCTTGTGCGGGGTAACATGGTCAACGATAGAAGCCGAAACCACCTGATTGCGCTTGAGATGGAACTCGCACAGTGGTTGCTTCTGAAGCTGGTGATAACGAAGTCGGTACCAACGTTTGGTGTTATAGAGTCGGTGCCAGGGTGAACTGGATGCCATATTCACTCCAATAAAAAATCCACCGACTACAGCCAGTGGCTCACGACTGAATAAGTCACTTTGAAGCGCATACGATGCGCGTAAAAAAAGCCCGGCGTGAGCGAGGCTATGTTTTATCCCCTACAGGGCATATTTACGTTTTATCCACTATAGCCATTACGATGGGTCTACCCATGATGATGGCAATAAAAAACCGCCCGTAGGCGGCTATGAAATCTTCAGAACTTAAGGTTTTTAAAGACTGCGTTAGCTTTTTTTTCAGCCTCATCAGTTTCTTGTTGCTGTTGCTGTTGAATCGACAATTGTTCAGCATTCCAAGCTGCAAGATCACGATCTGCTTGAGCGCAGTGATTTTGGATCTCATTGATTTGAGTTTGTAGTTCTTCCAAAGGACAATTTACGACGATGTAATTTCCTTCCACTCTTACCGATCGCTTCATGTTATGCCATGAATTAGCATGTGCACTATCAAAGAAGTGAGCCCAATTTGGGCTAATCTTACCATCCACTTCAAGATATCGATCACCCATAAACTCGCTGGTACTTGAGAGACGAGCATTCACATTAATTACTTTCATTTATTAACCCTTACAACATGTTGAGGGTACACATTACCGTCCGGATTAACCTTAGTGAATTAAAAACTATGGATTTTGCGGTGTAAATCGTTATCTGTGTGACGCACGAAATGACGGAGAAAATTTTCTCATACGTTTAAAAGGTTCCATAGTCAGTGAAAAAACCTGCGGTTGCGAGGCTCAGTATTCATTTGACTGCATTGTACCAGGCCTGCCAGCGATACGTATTGAGCCGCAGCTGTCGCAGGCATTGGGCGGTTTCAACATCAGCCTGCAGATCCTCATCGCTGTTGGCGCCAGCATCACTTCCCTTGCACGGGTCCTGCATCAAATCCGCTGATGGAGTTGGCAGCATCGATAGCCTGTTGCCGCAACCGGACAGACTCATCATCAAAATCACAAACGGTACGATTCGGATCCTGAACATATCTCACCACGTCTCTGGTTATAGTTCGGTAGATGATCCGGCCTTCGTCGCTGGCCTGCGCGGCCTTTTGCTCAACAGGCTGGATAGCCTTTTCTGCCTTGGCACGATTATCGGCGGCCAGCACGTTGATGTGGTCGGCGTGGGCGTACCAGCCATTCCGGTAACGTAGCTCGCCATAGCCGCCAGCCAACACTACGGCCACAACAGCGATCAGCAGAATCGTTCGAAGGCTAAAGATCATGTTTGCTCTCCGCCAGGCACATCGATCGCTCCATCTCTCGCCGGTTCTGAAGGCCTTTCCACTTCATGCCACCAGCGTAAACCCAGCGCCGTATTTCTTCACACGCTCCGTCGTGATCACCTTTATTCAGCTTACGTAGCAGCGTGGACTTAGAGAACGCGTCAGAGCCAACGTTAAAAACAAAGCCGTAAAGCGCGGCGCGCTGATATTCACCTAGCGGCACCTTCACCAGATTGTCTACCGTACGCTTTGCTGGCTGAAGGTCTTTCCACAGCAACTGGTCACACTCGCGATCGGTATACTTCTTCCCTCTCACGATATCCCGGCCCGTATGGCCGTCGCAGACAGTCCACACTCCGGCGACGTCTTTATAGGCTTCATACTTCCGCCCTTCGACGCCATCCTGCCCACCGAGAAACAGCGAGGCGATCAGCATTGCCCCACCACCAGCAGCGGCGATGAGTTTGTTACGCAGGCTACTGGTCATTGGCATTTAATCATCTCCGACTTTGACTGCAGGCCCGTACTTCTCAAGCGCCTTTACCTGCGCATTTGCAACTTTACGTTTGAAATACCAGTTAATGAGCCCTGTAACGACTATCCCGGCAATGCCAGCAAGTACGCCGATGGCGCTCCATTCGTCAGGACTCAGTTTTGTGAGGACGCCGTTCAGGATGGTTCCTCCTGAGGTGCCGAGGGCGACTCCGGTAACAAGCTTGCTCATACGGAACATTTCTCTCACCTCGCTGGTTAGCGGGTGCTGTGGGGTTGAGGATCAGGCTCTCCGGATGAATTACGACAAGACCTGTGATGGGGGTTTCCGGGAGCCTGAAATAGAAAAGGCCACCAGATGGTGACCTCAAAAAAGGAAAAACCCCGCCGGAGCGAGGTTTAAAATCGTTTTAAGTCCGTGGCGTAGAAACCACTCTTAGCACAATAATACATAAAATGCGGACCGCGTGAGGAAAACAATGGTTTTTTTGAAGCGAATGAGTAAAATCAACGCCACTTTGCACACAAGTTATCCACACTGGGCGATTGCAAATTCTCAATGTAATTTTTGAATTATGTAAATGCGCTAATTTATGGGCTTTTTTTGCCGATAGCATCTAACCACTTGTGTGGTAAGTTTTGAATGAACTTTACCTCTTGGTTTGAAAATTCTTAACATAAGGACATCTGAATGTTTGAGCAGCGTAAAACTCTGTATGCGCAACTGGAACAAGCACGCAATTCAAAAGTATTATGCTATGTAACAGGTGATAGACCAAACCAAGAAGCTCAAATCAGCGCTGATGTATTCGATCTGTTCGTCAATCATCTAGATGTGATCGGTGATGTTCAAAAAATTAGTCTAGTGCTATATACGCGAGGCGGGGACACTTTGACAGCATGGAGCCTTGTAAACCTGCTTCGTCAGTTTTGTAAAGAGCTCGAGATTATCATCCCATCCAAATGTCATAGTTCTGGGACGATAATGTGTCTTGGCGCTAACAACTTGGTTATGACAAAGCAGGCAACCCTAGGGCCAATCGATCCGAGTGTGAATACACCACTAAATCCTTCGGCCATTATCAATGGGCAGCAACTTCAACTGCCAGTCAGTGTTGAAGAAATCAATGGTTATCTTGAAGTAGTTAAGCATGATTTGAGCATCAAAGATGATGCCTCACTTGCACAGATACTCCTTGCATTAAGTGAAAAGGTTCACCCACTGGTGCTTGGAAAAGTCTATCGAGCTAAAGCGCAGATTCAAATGCTCGCAAGGAAACTACTTTCTCACCAACTTACTGATAGTGAAAGCATTGAGAAAATTGTAAGTTTCCTTTGTAGTGATTCTGGTAGCCATGACTACACTATAAATAGGATTGAGGCAGTAAACGATTTAGGTCTTACTGTGGAAAAACCAGATGAGCACCTTTACGGCCTGATCAAAGAAATTTATGAAGATTTCAAAACTGAGATGCATCTTGGTGAACCTTTTGACCCAAATGCTATCTTAGGAACAGTGAACCAAGCACCGTACGTATCTGTCAGAAGCATTCTAGAGGCTCCAGATACATTTTCATATCAATTCCGCACTGAAGGGATGTTACAGCGTTTGCAAGTTCCAGGCGCCCCAGGTCAGTTCGGCATAAATCATAACCTTATCTCAGAGGGGTGGGCTCGACATGGATAACAAATCATCTACAGGAAACTTTGTAGTCTATACGAATAGGCATACAAATACAGCTGCGCCTAAGCCAGCAAGTACCCCATCAACTGCCCAAAAAGTTAGTAGTAATGGAGTGAATGGTTACAGTAACTTTTTAAGTTGCACCACAGGTTCTGTTATAAAAAACACTTTCTAAAAGCAACGGCTCTCTAAGAGCCGTTGTTGTATCTACTCACATTCTAAACGTATATCGAGCATGCTGAGGCATCCGTCAATAAAGCCTTCTGCCATCTGGATCTCAATACGGATAAGCTTCTCATCTTTCTTTCGCGCTTTTGCTATCTTACGCTTAGATATACCGTATAAATAATGAGCCACCAGCAACGAATGCTCATAAGGTTTTTTCTTCTGTAAACGAGCCAGACAGCCCTCAATGACGAGGGCATCATCGTCAGAACAAGACAGGCGGGTTTTACTGGTTTGGGGAAGTAGCCCTTTGAATCCAGCTGCGATGGGTGAATAATCCACACCAGAGCTGTCACTTGCAGCCCACCCACCCCAACGCTCTAAAACCATCTGAATGTCACGCATGTTATCTCCACTGTTCATGCTAATACGCCGATAGCCAGCGCACGATCTAAAAACCGAAACAGCAGCGTTAACTGGTCGCCGTATTTCGCTTCAAATGCCACAGGGCCAGCGTGCAACTCGTCGTGATGCTCTCTGCACAGAGGTATCACAAACAGGTCGTGCGCCTTTGTACCAATTCCACCCTGCCCGTGGCCTATCAGGTGGTGGGGGTCGTCTGCCGGTTTAGAACAGCAGACACACGGCTGAGTTTTTACCCAACGCGTATACTTCTCGTTTTCCCAGCGGCGGCGCTTGGGTTTCAGCATGAAGGATTCCGGGGTATCTGGATCAACCTTCACCGCCACTATCTTTTTTGCTTTCTCCTGCAGCAGTTCTACCGCTGGTAACGATGGAGTAATGTCACTTTCGCGCATTACCGATTGCATAGGTTCTGGCTGTAATCTCAGAGCCTTAATGGCCATGCTTTCCGGGATAACGTCTGCCAGGCCGTTCTTCACCAGCCACCAGCATAACTCCGGCAGCGTAAGCACGTGGTCCTCAATGAAGCCAAGTTGACCGCCAACGGTCTTCAACAGCCAGGATACCAGGTTTTTACGGGCAATGCCTGCCAGCCTTTCAGTGGATTGATCACGCAACTGGTTATCACATCCCCAGCAAAGGAGAATGCTGCCAGGTTCGTGCCGCATGATGGTGAAGTCGTCCGCGTGCCAGTCGTTATGAGGCCACTGACATTCTCGTTTTTTCATCAGCCAGGCATCAAGAACAGACAGGCCACCAGCACGCTGGATCACCCTGGGGTTTTCGAAAACAGGAAGCAAGCTGGCATCCTCTGCCAGTGGCTGATGGGATTGTGGTAAGGCTCCGGAAGGCATATCTGCCAGTTGCTCGCTGGGAGTCTCGATCACAACCCGTCCCTGCCGGAACAGCCACATCAACTCGGTTCCGGGCCGGAAGAGCACAACCCCGGCAATTGGTGCAATCTCAGGTGTCAGTAAAGCTCTCACGCCATCTGCCCCTTAGCGATATGCTCCGCCCACAGACCACCTACCCAGCGCACACCCTTCGCGGTAAAGCGTGCCTGGCTAAACGCGTAGTTCGATGCATTGGTGGTGCCGGTTTTCACCTCAAAACGTTCGGCCTCGATGTGTTGATGGTATGGCGTAAGCGTACCGTTCAACCGGTACATGATGTGGCTTTCCAGCAGGAATAGCCGGAATTCAGTTTCTTTAGCGTTCAAGAGTTTCGCGACCTGACGGAACGTCATTGAGCCAGTGGCCATAACGTAACGATCCACAAATTCTGCTTTTGGCGCAGCGATAGCCAACTGGTCACTGAGTTGTTGCTTTTGCTCTTCAAGCTCAGCAGCAAGACGTAGAGCCTCAGAGAATGACTGCGGCACCTTCGGTTGGTTCTGTTGCTCCAGTTCAAGCCAGCGGTCGATGATCCTTTTGCGGAGAACCACGTTATAGCCAGATACCAGCGTCAGGCATAAATCCTTCGGCAAATGGAAGCACGGATACTCCCGGCCAAGGTCATCCCGGTAGTCTCCCCAAATTTGGGGAGATTGAATATTGAGCTGTTCCAGCATTACCCTTATGTCTCGACAAACGTGGTCATGACGCTTGTCACACAGACCGGCTATCTCAAGGCTGGTCATAGCCGGGAAGCCGGGATCATTTTTGACGTTAATCATCTGCTGCATGCTCTTCTCCACTTATCAGGCGGCTGCACCCGCCAATGGTTCATGTTTAGTGATGGTGATATCCACCTTTCCGCCTGGTACCTGAGGCCCCCACTCCACCAGCATGCGTCTTACCTGACAGTCATCCTCCCAGATGCCAGCATGAGTGAGAGCGTCGAACAGCGCCTTGTTGTAGTTGTCTATGTCACGCCGACGAGCATCCGGCGGATAGAGGACGATCTCTACCGCTGCGGCTGCCGGTGATGGTTTCGGCAGGCGGCGAAGCTGTTCAATGATTGCTGCACATGCTGCGCTCTGGTATGCCCTTCCCTTTGCGCTGATAAGATGCCGACCTTTAAGCGGCCCGCTGTTCGGCGCGCGCCAGTACGTGTTTACGCTCGGCGGGAACGGCAGAGTTAATTTCATGGTTTCACTCCGCGTTCTTCCAGCCAGGCGACGGCGTTCTCTCTGGAACCCTGTTCACCGTTAACAAGCGCCTTAATGATCGAAACGGCATCCATATCCAATTCGCTTTTGAGCACTGTGATTCCCCGCGCAGCGCCAGGCGCAACGGAGATGTAGCCTTTCTTCTGAAGTGATTTCACATGGCCCGCAGCGGTGTTTCCAGATGAGCATCCTATCAGCCCGGTAAGCTCTGATATCGTTGGCGGGAACCCTGTACGCTCTTTGTAGAGGTTGATGGCATCCAGCACTTCACTCTGACGTGGTGTTAATCCGATCATGACTCCACTCCATAGCGCCCGTTCAGGCGACCAATTTCACTGTTAAACTTCATCAGGGTTACGCCCATCGGCTTCACCAGCTCGTGATACTTATTCAGGATCGGAGGAACAGCAGTGTTCCAGCTTGGTTTGGGCTTCTGTTTCAGCGCTTCCCTTATCTCCCAGATGCAGCGTCGCGCAACATCGCGTACTGCATTCTCCTGCTCGGCTGAAAGTTTCATGCTGCGCGTTCCTCCGGTTTGCTAATCGACGCCACCCAACCAGGCAAAAGCTCAACATCAGATGATTCGGCCTGATTACCCCAGTGATGCCAGCCAAGAGCGCCGCAACGACTGAACAGCTCAATGCGTGGCACATCACCGTAAAGCTTCTCCAGACGTAAGCGGGCCTCCTCCGGTTTCGCGCTATGCTCACCCAGTGGGCTGTAGATAACCTGCTTCACGCTGGCGCTAAGCCTTTCCAGACCCTTACCACGGGTGGCGATGAGAAGATCCTCGGTATTGGCGCGGGTGTAATTGCCACCGTTCATCTTCGTCTGACCGTTCAGCAGTTCGAGGAAGTCGTAAAAGTCCTCAACATTGCCGGATGCCAGCGCCTTGTTGATGTGCTGTTCTGCCAGAGGGTTGAACTTCACCCAGGTGAACCCCTTCATGGTTCGGACTTTAAAGCCCCACGCCTCAGCCAGTTCGATAGCCTCCCGGGTATGGGTGCCGGTGAACCACATAGCCAGAACAGCATCCTCAGCAGCCAGCTCCCAGACCGGCAGGCGCTTCATGTCGATAAGCTTCATGGTTCCGTAGTGGTTAGTCGCTGCACCATTGCTGATGGTGTTCCCATATTCCCAGGCTGGATCGGCATAAATCAGTGAATATTTCATCAGTGGCCACCGTTGAACTGACCAGCCAGGAACCACTGCCCCTCTGGCTTTAAGGTTGATTTGGCCTGACGCAGGCAGCGCTGGCGCTCTTTGAGGCAACGTTCACGCTCAGTGATGAGGTCTGAACACTGGAATGCCTCAAACCAGAGTGATGCTGCCCGGCGGTACAGACCCTTTTCCTGCAGAGCTTTGGCGTTCTTAATCAAAGCGGAGGCCCCGGTGTCTACACGCTGAATCGGCTGACCACATCCAGCTGAAGCATTCACTGAGTAGTAGCGGTACTGAGAGCCAACCAGTTCGCGGGTGGTGAAGTTACAATCATGCAGTCGGCATACAGTGCGCTGAACAGAGTCGATGCTGTAATCTGCGAAAGCGTCTGCAATCTCACGGCTGGTTAAGCCAGGGTTATCGGCAATAAATATTTCGAGTGTTTTCATCAGGCTCATGACTTGTACCCCCTGAAGCCGTGCGGAATCTGGCTGTAGTCGGTTTTGTGGAAGCTGGACTTGAAGATTCCATCTTCGCGAGCCCACTCGCCATTAATCCTCTGAGGTCGTCCAGCGTTGTTCCAGCTGTTCGCTGACTTCAGGTAGCCTGGGAACTTGGACGGCTGAAACAGCGTCTGCGGACGGAGGTAGTCGGACATTTTCAGGTCGTCACTCCACTTGGCGTTGCAGTAGTCCACCACCAGCGATAGTTCTTCCACGGTGAACCCTTCGCCAATACGGGCACGGATGTTCTGCAGCGAGGTGGTTGAAACCTGATAACGGGAGTTGGTGACCTGGTTCAGGTGAACCAAAACCTGTTTAGCCTGATCGGTGATCAACACATCACGGTCGGGTTGCGACGCAACCGGACAAGAAGGGGTTTTATTCTCTGTAGTACTCTCTGTTGTATTCTCTGTAAGAACATCAGTGCATTTTGACCTGATGACAGCGGTTCGTTTTGACCCGATGGAGCGTTTCACACTGACCTGTTCCATTGGTTCATTTTGACCTGATGGACGAGCGCAATTTGAACTCCTGGATTTAGTCACTTTGACCTCGTCTAAAAGCTCGCTTTCGTAGTTGATCGTGTAGTAGTTCGTCATGTCACGCTGGGACTTGTTCAGCTGCTCAATTTTGAGCACGCCGAGAGTCTTCAGGCGGGTGAAGGTGCGCTTCAGGGTGGACTCAGACCAGAACGGGAACTGCTCCAGCCACTGCTCGTTGGTGTTATAGATCCAGCGCACGCCGTCGCGCTCCAGGCCGGAGTTTGTCTCTTTCAGCCAGTAGTTCACCTGCTGCAACGCAATCGCCTCATTGAGGCCAATGCTGTACGCAAGGTCAGGGTTTATCACTATTGGCCGGGATGGCATTAACAGGCTCATGGCAGTCCTTTAACTCTGTAAATTTGCGCTGGAATTGCTCAAGAGGGCTGAAGCACTCATGGTCGTAGCCGTCGCGCAGGTATATAACGCGTCGACTCTCTGGCTCCCAACGGATAACCCGAACCGGGACGCCGTAGTGGTCTCTGAACCTGCGATCAAGCTCTGGCATAAAACCTCCGCTTTACGACGCCATACCCCCACGATTGCCATTGCCCGACTGTGGTTACACGGAACCCAGCGGCCTGATACCATGCGCTCATACCGAAACGACGAGGCCCCATGCACTGGAACGCCACGTAGTTGCGGCAGACGGTGATTTACCGTTAAACTGTTCATGCGTTAGTTTCTCCACTGATACGACACGCCAAGGCGCCCGGAGCTGCACACTCGCGGGCGTCACTCTTTTCTGGCGCACAGAAAACGCGATACAGCAGCGTTAAATGTTCCTGCCACTTCTGCATAACCTGATAACTGTTCTCTTCGATTTGCGCCCGTTCGGCATCATCGATCACACCGTCAGCAGTCGCTTTACGGATATAGGTCGAATGCTTGCCAATCCATTCAATGGACTCCATCAGTCGTTGATTGATGTCGGCGTTCTCTACATCCTCAACATCCACCAGCGGAACGTTTACGCTGTTTGACTGTCGGGACACTGCATCAGCGATATACTTAGTGCCGCTGGCTTGCTGCAAAACGAGTGCCCAACCCATCGGGAAGATCTGATCGCCGCCATTGCGCAGACGGTTAAACAATGCATCTTCAGTTACTCCCAGCCATTCCGCCGCCTCTGAATAACCTCCAGGAAGACTGGAGATAGTTCGCTTAATTGCAGCCACCAGCCAGGCCGGTTGTTTCTCTACTTGCCAGTGTTGATTACCCACGGTTAACCCCTTAATTCTGTGGTTTCTGCTATGCCGGTTTCTCGTTACGCTTCTGATAAAGCGAGGCGTTAAATTTGAGTTTCCCCTTTGTACGTGCAGCAGCCTCAGCTGCACGACCTTTAGGAATCAGTTGGCCCGGCCGAGTGCGCCACTGATAAAAGGCTTCAGGCGATACCCCAAAAAATTCAGCCGCCTTGTTTGGCGAGCCGAAATAATGCTCAAGTTCGGTTGTGGTCATATCTCCTCCTAAGAATATTTAGATATTATTATCTAATCTTTTTTAGGTCAATAAAAACTAAGATTACTTAGGTTTTCATTTCTAAAGGTTTGAATCGTGGGAACACTTGGTACGCGGTTAAAGGAATTAAGGAAACAGAGAAAGCTCACCCAAGGCCAGCTAGGAAAAGCGCTTGGAGTTTCTGATGTAACCATCGGCTATTGGGAAAGAGATCTGAACGTACCGGGCGGTAAATCGCTGACAAAACTTGCTCAATATCTCAGTGTAACTGAAGGGTTTCTTCTGTATGGCCGCGAGGATGAGGCTAATGTTGGGCCTGCACCAGTAGCAGCTCAGCAAATTCCAATCATCAGCTATGTCCAAGCTGGGGCTTGGTCACCTGAGTGCGACGCCAGAAATATCGATGGGACGGTGGAGTATATCTTGACGTCAGAGTTTCACTCTCACTCAACCTTTGCCCTTAAGGTCAAAGGAAAGTCAATGGAGCCCGATTTTGTCGAAGGTGATGTAATCATTGTAGATCCCGAGCTACATCCAGGCCCTGGCGATTACGTTGTCGCAAAGAACGGCGGTGACGAAGCTACATTCAAAAAATACCGTGCACGCGGAATCAGTGAAGCTGGTGAAGAGATATTTGAACTCGTGCCACTGAATGAAGACTACGCCATCCGAAATTCTGCAAAAGAAAAAATTCATGTCGTTGGGGTTGTTGTTGAACACCGCCGCATGATGCGCCGCAAGTAATCCCCCTTCCCCACAGGAAATCTAAATTATTTTAGCTTTCCTGCTTGACCTTTAACCTAAGTTATTTTAGATTTTATCATGAACAGCGAACAGGCAGGGTGCCCACGCGGTAGCCGCCTCAGTCGTATGAAGATAGAGATGATTCGCTTGTAAAATGCGCCCCATAGGACGCCTGCTCTTTAAAATTTATAATTTTATTTTGTGTATTATCATCAATTTACGCTCTATTTGCAGGTAAAGATGATGATATAGGGATAAGTTTTATTTTATCTTCGGCTTCTAGCCTTAAGTGTGAATATTTAAAGATACAAATAGAACCGTCCTTCAGCGATAAAGCAAAAGTTTTATCAGATACAGTAGAAATATATCGAAATCGTTCTCCTTGCTTAGAATCGCAATCTACCTTAGAGGTTATGACCAATGTGTTTACCCCTTTCAGGATAAGATCTGCTTGTTCATCCGCAACTGAGTATACAAAAATAGGCATTGAAATGAATAAGGCAAAAATAACCAATCTAAAATTTTCAATTTTTGGCAGTAGATTATCTAAAGAAGCCAAAAAAGCTGCCAATAAATAGCATCCAAGCCCAAGCATTAGCTTGGTATAACTAAAGCCGTCAATTACCATTGCTTGAAAGTTAAAGCCAGGATAAAGAGATACAAAAACAAAGCAAAGCAACGCGATAAATGCTATCACTGAGAAAATTTGAAAAAAACCTGCCAAGCAACGAGGGAGTTTCTTTGCATCAATAAAGTCATCTACTTTAGGAAATAGATGTGCAACAATAAACTCCCAGAAATTGAGCAGAACAAAAACAACCACTAATAACGCTATCGGGATAGCCATTGTATAAATTATGAAAGGGAGTAAGTCATTAAACGACGCGAACTGTATAATATTTATATTGAATTTATCCCAAAAAAACCAAGAATAAATAAACGCATTTATCACGCCATATGTAGCCAATATAGTCCAAAAAGTTATTTTTAATTTTACATTCATATATCAAACACCATCATTAAAAGCACCTTATTATAGAGAGTGAGCGTTGGACGTTACAACTCTATCATAAAACATAACATCATGTTGCATACATTTGTGTATTAAAGACCTATTGCGAGTGGTCAATATTATGTGTCTCAACGCACTCAATCATCATTATATTTTCCATTGTCATTGAAAACGTTGATAGAACCCGTGCGCGCTGTGCAGAGCGCTTACATTAAGGAGAAACTAACCATGACGAACGCACAGACCGTCACCGAGTTACAACCACGCATGACCAGAGAGCAGTTGATCGACGCAGCCCGTAAAGCAGCCCCTCTCCTTCCCGCGGCTTATCGCGGGATCATGACCGAACTGGCTAAACGTCTGGACTATACCAGTGTCGCTCTTTGTGAAGCGATGGCACAGCGCAAAGAGCTGGCCACGCAGAACGCTACTCTTCGTGAAGACGTAACCTGCTGGGCCAAAGAGTGTGACCGCATCGAAGAACGCCACACCAAAACGCCCACCAATATGCACTTACTGGAGGCGCAGCGTGAATTACGTGAACTGCCTGCTGTGGCCATTTGTCTCAATAACGAGGTGGCGCTCTGATGGCTAACTCATTCAAGCAGATGTCCCGCGACGGGACTATCAAGCGCACTGATACCGGGATGTTTATCAGCCTTGCCGATATTCATGTTCGCGAAGGGTTTAACATCCGCGAAGACGATGAACGTACGCGCCTGGCTAATGATGACTTATTCGATTACCTGATGAATGGTGGCGTCGTTCCACCAATTGAAGTTGTGCCACGCGATGAGGGCGGAGTTTATATCGTGGAGGGCCATCGTCGTCACCTTGCCTATCAACGCTGTCGTGACGCAGGAAAGCCCGTTAATCGAATTCATATCATGCCGTTCTATGGAAATGACCTAAAGCAAAAGGCGCGAATTTTCACGAGCGCAAGTCAGCTTTCATTGTCCCCTATCGATCAGATTAACGGCATTCGCGATTTTGCTCCTTTCAATCTCACTCCTGCTGAAATAGCGAAAGAGATTCATAAGTCAGTAGCATGGGTCGAAAAGCTGATAGCTCTTAGCAATGCAAATCACGATGTGCAAAAAGCTGTAAAGGCGGGAGAAGTATCAGTTGATGTAGCCATTGACCGAGTAAAAGAGTTCGGTGAAAAGGCCGGTGAGGTTCTTCAGAAGGATAAAGCTTCTGCTGCCGCAAAGGGCAAGAAGAAAGTTACCCGAAGCGTTATAGCTCCTGAAATCAGTGTTAAGAAAGCGCGCCGCCTTGTTGATCTCATTAGCAAAGCAGGTATCAGTGATACAGGCGTTATCTGTCTTGAAGGTTTAGCACATGCCGAAGCCGTGCAAATTATTGATGAGCACAACTCGTTAGTTATATCACGTGATGGAGAAGCGTAATGAGTAAGGTTGGAGATTATTTCTTTGAGTTTCCGGCGTCTCGCGGCATGCAGGGTGGCACGGCGACTTACATGATCACTGCACCTGCCCGCGCTCTGACGCGCATACTGGCGTCCGACAATCACGGCAGCACGCTTGAGCGTTCTCAACGCGAAATTAACCAGGCGCGCGTGAAGAAATTTTATCAGTACCTCGTAAATGCCTACAAAAATAAAGAGCCCTTCATCATCCCGCCGCTTGTCGGCAACTGCGACGCAGTTATTGAGTTTGAAGAGTTCGGCAATACGAATGTTGGCGTCGCACGCTTCCCGATGGATGCGGTGATCAAGCTGTTCGATGGCCAGCACCGCGCAGCCGGATTAGCTGAGTTCTGCCGGACATACGGAGAGCCGATCAGTATCCCGCTGATGTTGACGCACAATCTCCCGCTGAAGGCGCGCCAGCAGTTCTTCTCTGATATTAACAACAACGTCTCCAAACCTTCCGCGGCGATCAACATGGCCTATGACGGGCGAAATGAAGTAGCTCAGGGGATGGTGACGTTCCTGTCACAGCACGACACCTTCGCAGAGGTGACAGACTTCGAGCACAACGTCGTTCCAGCGAAAAGTAAGCTGTGGGTGAGTTTCAAAGCGTTGAGCGACGCGACGGCAAAGTTTGCTTGCGCGGGCAGTAGACCGCTGGAAATGGGTGACATCGAATCTATCTGGGAGGCCTGGTTGTCTCTTACACAGATCGAAGCTATTCGCCACGGAACCTGCCAGGCAGACTACAAGCGTGACTACATTCAGTTCCACGCGGTGATGATCAACGCCTTCGGTTATGCGATTCAGAGACTGATGGCTAAGAACTCAATCGTAGATATTGTCCAGATGATTGAGGCTCTTCCCAACGATGTTGGCTCATCTGCCATGGAGGAATTTTTCCTGATCTCGAAATGGGGTGGGATATGCGCCAATACCGACAAAGAAAAGCCGACCGTCATAGCAAACGTTGCAGCACAGAAAGCAGCAGCTGACCGTCTGGTTAAGGTTATCAGCCAGAAAAGCCTGACAGCGAACGTGGAGGACTAACCCATGACCAAATTCACCAAAGAGCAGTTGATCGAAATCGCGCAGGAAAATGTTGATGTCTGGCAACTGGCTATGGAAACCGACAGCCTGGCGCAAAAAGAGTATGCCGCTATCCGTCTGCGTGTGGCTGAAATCGCACTGGCAGCGCTTACTACTGAGCCGGTTCCACAGCCAGAGCTTAAAATGTCAGAGCTGATAAACAAATTTTATGAGCGCTATCCACTGGATGAATTCGAAAGCGACACTGAGCGAAGTGCGGCGCTGGGATACTTCATAGCTGGCGCTGAATTGCAGTGTTTCGGAGAGTTTATTAATTACGCTGATTTGATGGGAGATGAGTAATGGAATTCACCAAAGACCCATCCACTCACCCGGCCAACGGCCCGCTCACGGAAGAGCGCCTCATTCGCGTTCGTGACGAACTGGCAGCTGCAGCAAAACGTTCTGACGGCGGCAACCTCGGCTACATGATGGCTGATGCAGCGAAGGCTATCAATTAGTTGCTGGCTCGGCGGAAGGTTGAGCAGGAAGCTGTTCCAGTTGCTGATGTAGTCGTCTGGTCTCACCCAACAGAAGAGCGGATCTGTGATATTCGCCTGCGTCGCCATGACCTCACGCTGGGGCCGCTCTATTCAGCACCTCAGCAGAAGGATCCGCAAATAAAAAATTAAACTAATGTGGTAGTTGTTGTGACTGGGCCCAAAATGGTTGCGGGACCTGTACTTTAAAGAATGACCGGGTGCAGCCGGTAAAGTGGAGAGCAATCCATGAGCGGACAAAGCCAACGTTTTCTTACTCCCGATGATCTATATCAGCTTACAGGTTATCGCCGCCCTTCCCTTCAGTGCAAGGCCCTGAAAGAGAGCGGTGTATTCTTTGTTCCACGTAAGGATGGAAGACCCGGAACTACCTGGGATCATGTTTCCAACCCTGCTGGACTTAGGCTGGTAGTAAGCAATCCTGAGGAAGAAGAACCAAACTTCAAGGACATGTGCTAATGCCCAGAGCTCGTAAAAACCCAGAAGACAATTGGATGCCGCCCCGCGTTCGCCGGGGCAAGTCTGCCTATGAATTTCGTACGCCAGAAGGCGGAACAGTCAGGCTGTGCAATGCCGATTTCACCAAAGCACAGGTCTGGTCGGCTTATGAGAATTTTATAAATGACACCAAGGTGCGCACTAATTTTAATGCTCTGTGTGAGGAGTTCTTTAATTCCGGGGATTTCCACGAGCTGGCTACCGAAACTCGTAAGGACTACAGAAAATACGGCGCAAAGGTGACTGTTGTGTTTGGCAAGATGAAACCAGACAACATCAAGCCAGAGCATATCCGTAAGTATATGGACAAGCGAGGCGTAAAAAGCCGTGTCCAGGCGAACCGGGAAAAAGCTTTTATTTCTCGTGTATTCAGGTGGGCATATGAACGAGGCAAAGTGAAGATGAATCCTTGCCAGGGGGTGAAGCAGTTTAAGGAAAAAGCCAGAACTCGCTATGTCACTGACAGGGAGTACGAGGCTTTATTAAGTGTTGCTCACACCCCAGTGAAAGTGGCTATGGAACTTGCTTATTTATGCTGCGCCAGGCAGGGGGATATCCTGGACCTGAAGAAAAGCCAGATCCTCCGTGAAGGCATCATGATCCAGCAGAGCAAAACCGCAGTCCACCAAATTAAAGCATGGACAGAACGCCTTGATAAAGCAGTAAGGCTTGCTGAATCTCTCCCCCTAAATCCCGGCATGGTGAGTATTTTCCTGCTCCACCAGCCGTCTGGCTTGAGGTATACCAGAGATGCGTTCAATGCTCAGTGGACTAAAGCTAAAGCACTTGCAGCTGAAAAATTCCCGGAGCTTGATTTCAAATTTACTTTCCACGATTTGAAAGCGAAAGGGATATCGGATCTTGAAGGAACGCTGAATGAAAAACAGGGAATAGCTGGCCATAAAAATGCGTCACAGACTGCACGCTATGACAGAAAAATACCTATCGTTCCGGTAGTCGGGGGGCAGTAA